CAATCCCCATCGCGGCAGAAAAGGCACTCGAAGCGCTGCCCACGGTCATCACCGAAATCGTACGCTCGGCGTTCGGTGACGCAGCCGCCGACTCCGTTGGCTCGTTCCTTACGACGCTGCAGGAAAAGCTCACGGCGGTGCAGGAGTTCTTCGCGCCACTCGCCGACGCCGCGAGCGAAGCGCTCGGCTCGATTGCCGACTTGGGCGGGGACGTCATAACGGCTCTCGCTCCGCTCGGTGACTTCGTGACGGGCAACGGGCCCGCGTTCGCGGGCATGATGGAGCGCATCCAGCAGCACCTTGCCGACCTCGGCCCCGTGGTGGACACGCTCTCTGTGACATGGGACGTGCTGAAGGAGACCTTCACGAACTTCGTGTCGGTCGTGGCTCCTATCATCGCGGAGTTCCTCGGGCAGCTCATCTCCGGCATCGTCGGACTGCTGCCCATCATCGCATCGGTGGTCGAGGCGGTTGCAACCGTGATCAACGACGTGCTTGTCATCTTGACCGCTTTCATCTCCGACGCACAGAACGGCTTCGAGGGTCTGCGCTCGACGCTGGCTGGAATCTGGGACAGCATCAAGAGCAAGGTCACCGAGGTCTGGGAAGGCATCAAGACCACCATCACCAACGTCTGGAACGCCATCAAGACGAGCGTTTCGACAGCCGTCAACAATGTGAAGACCACCGTCTCCAACGTCTTCAACTCCATCAAGTCGACGGTCTCCACCATCTGGAACGGCATCAAGAGCGCTATCACGACGCCCATCAATGCGGCGAGGGACGCGGTGAAGTCCGCCATCGACCGCATCAAGGGCTTCTTTAGCTTCAAGATTAGCTGGCCGCACATCCCGCTACCGCACTTCAGCGTCTCAGGCAGCGCAAACCCGCTCGACTGGCTGACTGGCGGTCTGCCCAAGTTCAACATCTCGTGGTACGCCAAGGGCGGCATCGCCGAGCGACCGACGCTTTACGCTGCGGGCATCGGCGAGGCTGGCCCTGAGGCCATCATGCCGCTGCGCGGCTCCAAGATGCGCCCGTTCGCGCTCGCGGTTGCCGACGAAATGGGCGGCGCTGGGACGGTCACCAACTACTACATCGACGGCAGCGCCGTCGCAGCAGACGCGCAGCTCGCCGCGGCGCTGGAGGTCGTGGCGCAGCGCGTGAGCGGGCGGCAACGTATGGGGACGGTGAGGTAACGTGGCAGTACCGCCTGCACCAAGTTTTTACGGAGACACCATTCCTGCGGTCGTAACGCCGACCGACACCATCAGGTTCCGCGCATACTGCGCTGACGCGCTCACGCTCTCGGCCTACTTTGAGCCAGTCCAGAACGACCCAATGCCAATCTGGTACGAGGAGACCATAGAACCAGATGACGTGTGGGGCGGCGTGCCAGTGTTCTACGTCGAGATTCCGCTCGCGCAGACCTCGGTAACTGCTGGCAAGTGGCGCATCGGCATCCGAGCACACAACAATGACGGGTACAGCACGCACTCATACAAGAACGTCCGAGTTGCCGAGTTGCCTACGGTGGAGATTGCGTCTCCGACCGAGGGCGGTAGCATCGAGAGTATGCCGCTGCTCATAACCTGGAACTCGTCGGACGCCACGGGCATCTCCGAGCAGCAGCTGTATGTGTACGACGAAGACCTCAGCAATCTCGTTCTACATCGGACTCTTGACGGCGACGCACGCACCAGCGTCATTGGCATCGAGGACGCCGCGTTTGAGAACGACAGCGAATACATCGTCATTGTTGGCGCATTCAACGGCGTTGGCTTGTACAACAGTGACACAGTGCGTTTCACCACCCACTGGGCACCACCCGCGACCCCGACCGCGAGGACTAACATCAACCCCGCCGACCTCTCAGTTAGCGTCACGGTTTTCGAGGGCTACACCGATGGTAGCGAGCCTGCGACCGCATCACTCATGGTCACCCGCATCAACCCAGACGGCACGCGATGGGCCGTGGCGTCGGGCTTGCGGTCTGGCGAAACCTGCATCGACCCGCTGCCGCCGTTGGGCGTGGAGTACAGCTACGCCGTGACCGCCGTCACCGAGGCTGGCACCACGTCCGTCGCGAACGTGACGCGCACGGTGGAGTCCACCGCGTGGGCGCTAAATTTCGGCGCAACCGCGGGCGAGGTAATGACCCTCGTGGGCAACCCCAAGGCGAGTTACAGCCTCGACCAAGGCGGCAAAGCCTACCACTTCGCCGACGGCGGCGCGGGTGGCGGTCTGCCCGTCTGGTACGGCACGACCGACCGCGACGAGAGCGGCACACTCTCCTTTGACACCATGCTCTGGCACGACTCCGACCGACTGCGCGAACTCTGCCGGCAATACCCCGTTGCATGGATGCGAGACCCATTCGGGCACCGCTGGCGGGCGCACGTGCAGCCCAAGATTAGCCACGGCATCGGCGATACCTGGCAGGTCTCAATCAACTGGGACGCGGTGAGGTTCGAGGAGGCGTGGTAGATGGCCGACTGGACTAAGCCGTTCGCGAGCTCCTACCGCTTCGTCCGCGTCTCCCGCGCCACGGGCTACGAGCTCGGGCAAGTCGACGCCATCCGCGAGGGAACGCTCACCGTCAATTCCGACACCGCGACCTTCGAGAGCGCACGCGTCGACGTGGCGTCCATGCTCGACATCGGCTCCGACCTCATCCGCTGCTACCTCGACGCGACGTGGGATGACGGCACCGCAGAGTCCGTCTGTCTAGGCACATGGCTTCTGTCCATCCCCGAGCGCACCGTGCGCGGTGACGTGACCGAGAGCACGGCACAACTCGACGGGCGTCTGGTGGAGCTTCAGGATGACAGCTTCGAGGCACCCGTCGCGCTCCCCGCTGGCACTGGCATCCTAGCCTACGCCAAGGGCATCGCCGAGGGCGCGGGGCTGGAGGTCGTGGCAGTCGACAGCAACAGGACGCTCGGCACCGCGTGGCAGTTCGGACTTGAGGACGAGGGGGACGTGGACGGCGGCAGCAAGCTAGACGCGATCAACGCGCTCCTGCGACTCGCGGGCTACGGCGCGGCATCCACCGACCCCTACGGGCGCGTGGTCATGGCACCCGATGCCGTCGCGTCGACCACGCAGCCGACGTGGACGTTCGCCGAGGGTGAGAGCGCGACGTTCCTTAGCGAGGCTAAGGAGGAGCGCGACTCACGCGACGTCTGCAACGTCGTGCTCGCAATCTACGAGAGCGAGGACTCCACCACCATCGGCGAGGCGGTGGACGATGACCCCAACAGCCTGTACAGCACCATCACCCTCGGGCGGCGCAAGGTCGCGAAGTACAGCTACAGCGACACCGCAACTCAGGCGCAGGCCGACGCAAAGGCGGAGGAGCTGCTCTACACGCAGCAGTCCACCATCTGGCGCGTGGAGCTGGAGCACGTCTGGTGCGGCGCTCGCGTAGGTGACGTGGTGGCGGTGGAGTGGCCGAGCGCTGGCATCAGCGGGCGGTTCGTCATTCGCACGCAGTCCATCGAGATTGGCTCCGCTGGATGCCTTACCACGTCGGAGCTGAGGGCGTTCGAGAGGAGGACGTCATGAGCGTGAGCGACTCCGCGCAGCGCATCGCCGACGTGCTGGCACCAGCGCCGCCGTCCACCAGGTGCGGCTGGAGATGGGGCACCGTCACCGCAAACAACGGCAACGGCACCGCGCAGGTACAGGTCGGCGGCTCCGTGCTCACTGGCGTGCGTCTGGCGCACCACGTGCGCGGCGTGGCGGCTGGTGACCGCGTGCAGGTCTGCTACTTCGGCACCGACGCAATCGTGATGGCTGCGCCGTCCAACGGGGTGCCGCGACGCGGCGACTATGTTGGCGCGTTCTATAGCTCCAACAACATCGCGACCATCACCCTGCCGCGCGCGGGGCGGTACACCATCCTCGCGATACACAACAGCACGCCGACGCTGAACGGCCTCGCGTTCGCCACGGGCGATACCGTCTTCAAAATCGCGGGCATGGGGGCCATATCGTTCTCGCGCAGCGGCAACACCATCACAGCCACCACCACGGGCGGCAATCCTGGTTACTACGTGACCGCCTACGATTTCTAGGAGCGGCACATGATTCCCTACACCACACCGACAATCACGCTCACCGTCGACGCCGACCTCACTGGCATGGACGTGTACGTGACCATCGAGCAGCACAACCGCAAGCTCACCATCGAGGACGCCACCGTGACCGTCGAGGACGGCGTGACCACCATCGAGGTGACGCTGACGCAGGAGCAGACCGCGACCTTCCAGCGCGGCTCATGCGACGTGCAGGTGAACTGGCTCGACCTTCGCGGCATGCGCAACGCCACGATCGTGCGCTCCATCCCAATCGGTACGCAGCTTCTCGACTCCGTGCTCGAATAGGAGGGCGCCATGACCTGCTGCTGCAAGCACCGTTTGCAGGTCAGCGAGGACAGGTACCAGCTCGACGTGAGCGACCCCACGCAGGGCGTGACGCTCGCACAGGACGTGCGCATGGTCTCGGCTGACTACCCGGAGTATGAGGGTGCCACCGAGATAACGCCTACGCGCTCGACGCAGGTATTCCCGACCGCAGGGCAGGTAGTCCTCACCGACCTCATCGTCAACCCCATCCCCCGCAACTACGGCCTCATCACCGACCACGGCGGTGGCCGCATCTCCGTGAGCTAAGGAGCGCACATGGCAAAGAACGTTGTAATCAACGGCATCACGTACTCGGACGTTTCCGAGGTCAACATCCCGCTATCGACTGGCAGCGGCACCGCAGAGTTTCACGACGTGAGCGATGCCACAATCACGGGCGGCGGTCAGATGCTCAACGGTGTGACCGCGTACGGCTCTGGCGGCACCAAGTACACGGGCAGCATCGCCACCAAGACCAGCACCAACATGACCGTGAGCGGCGCAACCGTGACGGCTCCTGCAGGCTACTACGCCACCGCAGCGAGCAAGGCCGTCGCATCGGGCAGCGCATCCACTCCCGCGACCACCATCAGTGTGACCCCGACCATCTCAGTGGGCAGCGACGGAAAGATCACGGCATCCGTGAGCGCGGAGCAATCCGTAACCCCCAGCGTCTCGGCGGGCTACGTCTCCGCTGGCACCGCTGGCACCGTGACCGTCTCGGGCAGCGAGACCGAGCAGCTCACAATCAAGGCAGCAGCGACTATCACGCCCGGCACGTCCGCGCAGACAATTGCCGCAGGTACGTACCTCACGGGCGTGCAGACCATCGCGGGCGATGCCGACTTGAAGGCATCCAACATCAAGAGCGGCGTGACCATCTTCAACGTGGCTGGCACCTTCACGTCTGCCACCGTCTCGCAGGACGCGACCACCAAGGTGCTCTCCATCAGCTAGGAGGATTGCATGCCTAACATCGACCTCATGGGCGCGACCTATCCCGACGTTCCTGCGGTCACGCTGCCGTCTGGGGCAACGACCGCGACGTTCTACTATCCCGACGAGATTGACTATGCGAGTTCGCCGAGCAGCGGCGGCAACGCGAACCGAGCAAACGCAATCCTCTATGGCACCGTTGACTCAACGTCGACAGCTACGGCGTTCACGGCGACGGTGGACGGCTTGACCGAGCTTACAGACGGCACGACGGTCATGCTACACAACGGCGTGGTCACGAGCGCGTCTGGCTTCACCGTCAACGTCAACGGGCTGGGCGCAAAGCCCTGCTACAACAACATGACCAACGCGACGCGGGACACGACCATCTTCAACGTCTCGTACACGATGCTCTTTGTGTACTCCACGGCGCTCGACTCTGGCAGCGGCGGCTGGTGGATTTATCGCGGATACGACGGCAACACCAACACCATCGGCTACCAGCTCCGCACCAACTCGGGCAACCTCGTGGCATCCGACACTGGTTATCGTTACCGCCTGTGGCTCACGTCGGCAGACGGCTCCAGGTTGGTTCCAATCAACACAAGCACGAGCACTAATGCCACCTCGAATCGCACGCTCAACACCCGACCCATCGACCCGTTCGGCCCCATTGTCTATCGCGCAACAAATGGAACATGCACGGCTGGCACAGGCATCGGCGCAACGGCAATCTGGCAGCAATACACGCTGAACATCGGCTACTCGTACATGGCATCGGGCTTCTCGCTCACCGCGCAGGATTCCGTCTACCTCCGCTGCACCCCGCAGACTGACGGCAGCGCGGTGATGCAGGACATCGTACAGACGCTGCCGACGAGCAAGGACGGTAAGATTTACATCCACCTCGGCACCGCGTACAACACGACGAACATGGAGCTGACCATCGAGCACCCCGTCTACTGGCACGACGGCACGGGCATCAGACTGTGGACGGGCGCGGAGTCTGGCGGCGGCCCCGAGCCGTCATCCACCGCGCCAGCGATGGACGGCACGGCGGCAGTAGGCACCGCGACCACGTACGCGAGGGCCGACCACGTGCATCCCACCGACACGAGCCGACAGGCAACGCTCGTCAGCGGCACCAACATCAAGACCATCAACAACGAGTCGCTTCTCGGTTCGGGCAACATCACCATCTCGGGCGGCTCGGGCGGAGCAAAAACCACGTGGTATGGCACGTCGAACACGGCGGCGAGCACGGCGATTAAGATTGTGACCTGTGACGGGTATGCTAACGAGACTGGATGCATAATCGGCATCCTCTTCTCAACAGCAAACACGAATACTGCGCCGCAACTTCGCATCAACAACGACGTTCGCGGCTACATCATCACGGGTGCAGCGGAAACATCGCCCATCACGTGGGAAGCCAACTCGATGGTGTACGTCATGTTCAACGGCCTTGACTTCCAGCTGATTGGCATCGTCCCGCAGGGCGGCGCATCCCTGCCAATCGCGACCGCATCGACCCTCGGCGGCATCAAGGTCGGCTCGGGCCTCTCGGTCACGAGCGACGGAACGCTGTCTGCGAGCGGTGGCGGTTCGTGGACGGACGTGAGTGCCGACTTTAAAGACGCGCTAGGCGTCGCTGGGGTTGGTACTGTCAATGCATACACAAACGGCAATACGGTCTGGCTGTCTGTTCTGGATTTGATACCGCCGAGTGGAACAGAAATCGACCTCCCAAGCGGGTATATGCCGTTGTCCAATATGGTATTCATGGCTTCTAGAGAATCAGACGCAGCCATGGACGATATTACAGTCAGTACGTGCGTTCTTTGCACAGAAGCCAGCGGACACCCCAATGGGTCGTTGGCCCTTCCTGAACAATACAGCTACACCTTCACCATCATCTACCCCATCGCCTGACCCCGCCACCTACACCTACGTGGAGGACTAATGACCAACCCCATCATCGCCCAGCTCGTGTCGCTGTGCGTGGCGGCAGCTTTCGGCGCGGCGACGGGCTATCTGGCGTCGCGGCGCGAGACCTACTAAGAGAAAGGGGCACGCTGTGCCATCATCGATTGACGTGTTCATTCAGCCCGTCCGAGACGGGCGGGCGCAAACCGCCATCTTCGCGCTGCTCATCCTCGCGGCGCTGGACGTCATATTTGGCGTGACGAACGCCATGTTCGTGCAGCACGATTTCTCATCGCACAAGTTCAGAGCGGGCCTCATCCGCAAGCTGTCCAACCTCGGCATCGTCATCGCGGCAGACGTGGTGGACGCGATGCTTCTCGGCGGGTTGGAGCTGGGGTTCCAGCCCGTGCTGCTCACCGTGACCGTCTCGCTTGCGCTGATGGAGCTCTGGAGCCTGTTGGAGATTTTCGCGGAGATGCACCCCGAGATTAGCGACGCGCCGTGGTACCAGATGCTCCTCCACTCCAAGGACGGGCTGCATGGGGAGGGTGATGCAGCATGACCATGACGGGCGCTCAGGCAGCCAAGCTCGCCGCAGGCTACATCGGCAGCGGCGCGTCGACGTTCTACGCCTATTACTCGCGCAACTTCTCGGAGTTCCGCAGCGGCAACTGGTGCGCGTGCTTCGTGTCGTGCATCGTCAAGATGGCAGGCGCGGAGTGCGCTGGTCTGCCGGGCGTCTACTGCCCGACGATGCGCAACGCTGGCGTGGCTGCGGGAAAGGCCGTGGCGGTCGCTGCGGCGAAGCCCGGGGATATCGTCTACTTCAACTGGGACTCCAACCAGAACGCCGACCACGTGGGCATGGTGGAGTCCATCGACGCGAGCGCACGCACGATCACGAGCATCGACGGCAACGTGTCCAACAAGGTCGGACGCCGCACGCGCAAGTGGTCGGAGGTCATGACGGTCATCCGCCCGACGTACGCCAAGGAGCAAGCAGCCAAGCTCCTCGTGGACGGCATCTTCGGTGCGGTCACATGCAAGGCTTTGCAGACAAGGCTCCATGCCCTCGGCTACTACAACGGCATCATCGACGGA